TCGACGACTCCCCGGCTACGCGTCGCAAAGCCGAAGGCATACTTTCCCGACTTACGAAGAAGGTAGAAGCCGTTATAACCACCGGGACGCGGACGGAGTGGCAAGCGGCCTGCGACAAAAGCGATGCCTTCTTAGGTTCCATACTTCGCACGTCCCGGCTAACCCCGGAAGAAGCGGAGAAGTACCAAGCCCGGAACCTCGAAGCCTTACAAGCCTTCCAACAGCGTAAAGCCGGAGGTTTGGGGCTTAGTCAGCGCGTATGGAAGTACACGGAAGAATTTAAGACGGCGTTAGAATTGGGTATAGACGTAGCAGTAGGAGAAGGGCGCAGCGCACAGCAGCTCTCCCGCGACCTTCGCCAATACCTACAACAGCCGGACAAACTATTTAGGCGCGTCCGTGACAAGGGCGGAAACCTTCGGCTTAGTAAGGCGGCGAAGATGTACCACCCCGGCCAAGGCGTTTACAGGAGTGCAGCCAAGAACGCCGAGCGTTTGGCGCGGACGGAAGTAAATATGGCGTACAGGGAAGCCGAATACTTACGATGGCAACAATTAGATTTCGTCGTAGGCTTCCGCGTGATGTTGAGCAACAACCACACCACGAAGGACAGCAAGGGGAAGACCGTACCGTTAACCGACATTTGCGACGAGTTGGCGGGCGACTACCCCAAAACTTTCAAGTTCCTCGGTTGGCACCCGCAATGCCGTTGCGTCGTAGTGCCTATTATGTCCGACTACGACGAGTTCAACAAAGACAGGGCGAACCGATTAAAAGCCATAGTTAGGGGTCAGACCTATAAAAGCCTTCCTTCCCGTCGCACCGTCCGCGACGTACCCGCCGCCTTCCGTTCCCATATTGAAACGATAGCCGACCGCGCTAAGGGGTGGAAGTCGATGCCGTATTACATACGCGACAACTTCAAGAACGGCGTTATTTCCGGCGGCCTTCTTCCGGCTATTCCGCAGAAGACACAAATGCCAGGCACCACGGCAAAGCCGTCCGAACCCTGTACGGAGTTCGACAGCGAGATAGCCCATTATAAAGCGTGGGCCTATACGTTCGGCTTAGACGTTTCGGGGTTGGATCCATTGAGGACGGCCGGCGACCGCGCCGGACTTCGCGCCGAATTGCAACGCTTACACACGGAACGCATCAATAGGCTACAACAATGGATGGCCGCCCGTAACGAGGTGGAAGACTTCGCAGACAAGGCGGTAGGCTTCCCGGACATAGTGAAGGAAATAGAAGCCGCCCTTAACGCCAACGACGTAAAGACTAACAACTACTACGGCGACTGCATTAGCCGCCTTAAAGCCTTCTTCGCGTCGCTACCCGCCAAGTTAGCAGCCGCAAAAGCCAAGAAGGGCAGCTATTCCGCGAATATGCCCGCCGAGTTGGAAAAGGGTAAGGCATATTTAGGCGACGCCGACCACGAATTTAGTAAGGACTTCTTCGACCTTCTCAAACGGAAGGTTAAGTTAGAGATACACAACAGCACCGGGCGCAGTTACGAAAGTGGCGGCAACTTAGTCGTAGTCTATACGAAAGGACGTAACGAAGTTTCGCCGTGGCACCGCGTATCCGTTATTTACCATGAGTTCGGCCACGCCATAGCCGACCAACGGAATTTATTGTTTGCGAAGGAAGTTACAGACCTCCGCGACGCACAGACCAAGCGGCTACGCACCCGCGAAAAGACGACCTATTACACGACGGAAAGGGTATGGAACTATAAAACGGGGAAGTACGAGGTTCAGAAGGTCAAGCACGAAGTAAACCAAATGCGTATAATAACGCTGTCGGCTAAGATAAAAAACATTTACGAGCGAATACGGACTAAGGACAAAGACGACCCGATATTTAAGCGTTACGGCATTTCAAAGCCGGATGCGTTGGAGCAGTTCGGCGGACTTATGGACACGTTGCGAAGTTTGGTAAACCGCGACGACGTAGGCTGGGGTCATTCCGTTAGTTACTTCAAGAGTTACGGCATGAAACAACACGAATATTTAGCCCACGCCTTTGAAAATGCATTTATAGGAAACCGCGTATTCCAGTTGTTGATGCCAACCGAATACGCGGAAATGGTAGCGTTAGCGAAGTCGTTTAAGACACCCTAACGAATAGGAACGATGTATAAGCCGCCGTCCATAATAGAACCTACGAGCTTCGCGCCCGTGGGTTCTTTTTCTCCTACGCCGGGATATACAGGAAGAAGCCGGGCTTTACCTTCCAAGCATTGCCGGAGAATAGCCCCGTTCTTTTCGGCGTCCGGTTCGGCATATTCAAGAAGCCGCACGACGTCTATATATTCCGCCGGGGCGTCGGAATTAAGGAAGCCTTCGACAAGGACGTTATCGGGAACGACGGTAACAGGCTGTTTGCCCTTCGTGGTATTGATACGCGGTATTTTCATAGCCTTTGTTATTTGGAGTTAAACGGAGCATAGCCCGAAGGAATAAAACCTATTCCGAAGGTATTGCTTTCGGGGTGGAAGTCGTAGCCGATACAGGCGGCCCCGGCTAAAACGTCCGGCTTCCCGTTCAGTTCCTCGGAAGGAAGCGGCGCACCTTCGACGGGTGGGAATAGTTCAGTAACAACCCGGTCAAGTCTACGTAGTGCATCACGCCGGGCGCGTCCGTGGGAGTTCTTAACGTCGCACAGGGCAATAGTAACGCGCCCTTCATTGGTGGGAGCGTAGCGCGCTACCAAGTCGTCAAGCATAGGCTCGACGGAACGGGAAACTTCCGCCATTGCGTCCCGGAGTACCGGGCTAAGGGCTTAGGCATTTTGTTTATATTTGGCTTCAATTTCAACTCCTTTAATACGACAGTCCACGACGTCGCCGGAATTAGCAAGGGCGGGCTGTACTTCAACGGCAACCGCTATTTTTACGTCCGTGGCATACGACCCGGCGAAGTTCTTAACGGCTTCCGTTATGTTGTGTTCAAATTCCGCCTTCTTCATAAAGAACGCTTCGGCGGGGGTTAAGTTCTTTTCTTCCATAGTTGTAATGGGCTTTAATTCAAACGCAAAGATACGACAATAACGCACCCAATCCAAATCAGCCAACCACGACAACCGGGAAGACCATACCCACCAAGGCACAGCCATAACCGTATAACGTGGAACGGGCGTAACTAATTGTTACCAACCGAAAAAGTCAATAGCAAAAAATACTCAATTCGTATTAGAATAATACGCCTACTTCATCGCAAGGACTTTATTAAGCCGCGCCGTAAACTTTTCATCGTCCGGGAATACGTCGAGAGCCACGCGGATAACGCGCAGTTCGTTCTCTTTGTCCTTCGCCTTCCGATACAGAACACAAAGCCGCCAATAGGCATGAAACGCCGGATAGCGCAGCTTTATACATTCTTCGTAAGTAGCAATAGCCGCCGGAACTTCGCCGCGCTTTTCAAGTTCCAAACCTTTGTTATTGAGTTCGGCGGTAGTGTATAAAAGTCGCTCCCGTCGTTCCGCTTCCGCTTTATAGGCTTCGGCTTCTTCATAGTCCGCGACCGATACGACAATGTTGTTATAACCATTCCAAGAAGCGCGGTTACAGGCTTCCCAATAGTCCTCATATTTAGACCAACCCGCCAACCCGCACCCCGGAGCAAAGAAGGACACGGGTACAAGTGTTTCACCTTCGCCCGGCATTGTTTCGCAAGAATCGGGGTTAGTTTCGTTGGCTTCCTTCCGTTCCGACCAAGCCGTCAATTTATCAGCGTCCGGCGTTGGTATTGAGTATTCACGCCCCTGCACACGAATAGAGAGCGAAGCCGGAACGTCGGATGTTTCGGGGCTATTCGTGCTTCGCTTCGATACACGGGCAATAACGACAATAAGAACACAGGCCACAAGCGCAGCCAACAAGATATAACCCACAACTTCCATTATAGAGGACTGACGTATGAATAAATAACATAGGAAGTTTTATTACCATTAGTTCCCGACATTACGAATATGTCTTTACCATACCAATTATAGGAACCATTTGAATACGCGCTATAATTGCCGTAGTTATCCATCAGTCCGGCTATAATATCGTTGGAATTTCCATAAGGATAAACAGCATAAATGTTTTTTATTCGGTGTTTTTCCACGGTTACGTAAACGGAAATAGGCGATACAGAGCGGAGGCGATAATCAAAGTTATCCCGGTCAGTAGCTTCACACTTAAAGCCACCGTTTCCCAACTCTTCAACAGGTTCAAGACGCGTTAGGTAGTGGGTAATAGAATCCCCCAATACGAAACCGCCAAAACGCGGGTTAGCGTTCAGATTTTCAATGCTTCCCTGTTTCTTCGTTTGAGCGAAAACCACCACCGGGAGCAATAGGCAGAGCAGTAAAAGTAACTTCTTCATAATTTATGAGTAACTTTGCGCCACCGCCCGAAGCAGCAGGGTAAGACACACGAAAAAAGCGCGGACTATATAGGTTTGAGTATTTGCGGCATCGCCAAACGCCTTACGAAAACAAACCGTA